TATATTCAAGGTCTCCAAGAAATTATTTCCAATCTTAAACCAAGAACACTAACTGAAAAACGAAGGTTACAGTTAGCGAGACAGCACTTACGTGAAGTTAAAAGATTTGCACGTAAATTGAACAATGACATTGGTGTTCTTCAAGAAAAACTTAATATACTGGAAGAATCAAAAGGGGATGAATAATGGCGAAAGCTAATACTCATCTCACACACTTAGAAGAATTGGTGCTTACCCAAGGCTCAGATGGCTATAACATGGCTAGAGCCTTCCTTCTAGAGCTTTTAAAAGTTCTTAAGGGTAACACCAAGTCTAAGATTCAAACGTCCGTCAAATGGGACGGAGCGCCTGCTATTTTCGCTGGTACAAATCCTGAAAACGGTAGGTTTTTTGTTGGTACTAAGTCTATTTTCAATAAAGTACCAAAGATTAATTACACCGAAGAAGATATTGTTAAGAATCATGGGCATGCGCCCGGACTAGTTGATAAATTAACCAAAGCTTTACGGTATTTGCCGGCACTTAAGATCCAAAACATTCTGCAAGGTGATTTTATGTTTGACGATGGGATGGTGTCAACTATTGAAGTTGACGGTGAACCTCATTATCGTTTTAAACCAAATACCATCACATATACAGTTCCTGTAAACTCTGATCTTGGAAGAGAGATTGGCGAGTCTAAGTTTGGAATCATTTTTCACACAACTTATAATGACTTAGATGGTAATGCTAGTTTTGGTGCTGATATATCTGGACTTAGAAAAACACCCGGAGTATGGTTTGATGATGCATACTTTGATGATAACACCGGTGTTGTAACATTAACGGAGGATGAAGAGGCAGAAATTGTTAGATTAGTAACAGAAGCTGACGAAGTTAATGAACGCATTAATTATGAAGACCTACCCGCGGCACTTTTAAACATTTATATTAATAGTGAAATTAAAGCTGGTAACTTTTTAGAAGATCCAGAAAGCTCGTATGAGGGATTCTTAAATTGGTTTTCACAACGTTCACAAAAAAAGATAAACAATCTTAAAAGTGTGAAAGGTAAACAGAAAGCAACACAAAACACTAGACAGACTTTACGATCTTTTAGAGAAAGAAGAGAAGACATAGAGAATATTTTTAGAATCAGTCGATTACTATTTGAAGCTAAAAACATTTTTATTCAAAAATATAACAATGCTGTTTACAGAACAAGACACTTTATTGAAAATGAATCTGGAGATTTAGTTGCTAGTAATCCAGAAGGATACGTTGCTGTCGATCACAAAGGCAACGGAATTAAATTTGTTGATAGATTAGAATTTAGTAAAGCTAATTTTGCCATTGATAAAAGTGACAAGTTCTCGTCTGAACTAAATGAAGATGAGGATGAAGACGATGATCCGGTGGTTGATGATGAATATCCAAAAACCGTAGCCGTCGTGCCCGGAGCTTTTAAACCGCCACATCTTGGACATTTGGATATGGTGCGAAAATATGCTAACATGGCTGATGAAGTTATTGTTATAATATCAAAGCCCACAAAGCAGGCTAGAACTTTACCAAATGGACGAGAAGTTACCGCACAGGACTCTCTCAAAATATGGAATACATTTGTTTCTGATTTGCCGAATGTAGAAGTAAGTGTTTCAAAAAATCATGCTTCACCGATTAATGCTGCATATGAATATGTTGGTGAGGAAGGTTCACTTAATGTAGGTGATAAAGTTTTTCTCGGCTGTAGCTCTAAAGATTGTGATTGGAAAAGATGGTCCGGCGCCGCACAATATATCAAGCAAGGTGTTGAACTATTACCACCTAAAGGAACAGCGGTGCAGCCGGCAGTGCATTCGCCTGAATATATGGAACTTTTAATGATCGAAAAGGAAAAAGGTTCCGATTTATATAATAATATGCCAAGTGTCAAGGCCGGTAAAGATCCAGAACAATTCCATGCTAGTGATCTTAGATTTGTATTAGTAGAAGCTACCAAAAGCGATGTGGGTCGCGAGATGTTGACAGATTTTGTTGGTGCAAAGAACGTCAACACAGTATTAGATATACTTGGGCTCGACACTATCGGTGAAATGTCAGGAGCGGGTGCTGTTGGGGGATATGCAGCCCCTTTGGGATATGGGTCGGTTAGACCCAAAAGCAAAAAGAGAAAGAAAAACGAATATATCGATTTAAGTTTGATTGACGAGGTTATGAAACTAATTAAGGAAAGAGGCATTGTAAAATGAACCAACAAGAAGAACAAATCTTAAGACAGAGTATAAGAGAAATTATTCGCTCTGTCAAGAGTAAAAAACTAAATGAAGAAACTCAACTTCGTAAGTTAATCCAAGGTTTTTTGGATATTGAACTTAAAAACTTGAGTGAAAATGTTAGTGACACAGACCCAACTCCAAATAAGTCTACTGGAATTAATGTTTTGGAACAGTTATTGAAAAAAATAGTTCCGATTATTGAAGAGGACTACAAGTCTCTAACAACAGATAAAAACCAAAGAGATTCTTACAGAGCACATATTGTAAACGCTGTTGTTAATACTTTGACTCCCGTTGAAATCAATAATGATGCACATAAAGGTGAGTCTGAAGGCATAAAAGATATGGAAGAGGAGGTATCAATAAATGTTGGCGGTTCTGATGATGATAAGTTTATCGATATTCGCACTGATGCCGAGAAATCTGCAGATGATGAAGAGAAGGAAGCGGATCCGAGAGATTCGTTCGGAGCGGGCGTCGAAGGTGACGAAACTGGGCGTAATGTGGCGTACCAATCGTTCAAAAAAATAGAAACAAATATTATTGATGCTTACGAATTACTTTCAAACCCTGAAGATCAAGAATTATTTTATGATTATCTAATCGCGAATCTTAAACTTTACTTTAAAAAGTTCGAGCAAGAATTAGAACCATCAGTCGATGAACCTACAAACAAGGCGTATGATATGGCGGCCGCTGATCAACCAGCAACTGAGCCAGCGGGTGATGATGCAACTGAACTGGAGTTATAATGGCTGAAGATTTATTTTCAAAATTACAAGCTAGATTTGGTCCAACACTAGCTGGAATTAATAATACTGAAACATTACAAGAAGCATTAATAATAGCAAATCGTGTTACTGAAGAAGAAACTTTAGAATATGTCCCTCGCGATCGTAATGGCGATATGGTTTCAGAAATCAGCCCAGCAAAATATAATAGGGATGGAGATTTAATTAAAGAAGCGCTGACTCCTGAATCGCTTGTTGAACAACAGCAAGAGCCTCAAAAATTACTGGGACAAATCATTAATGCCTTTATTAACTCTAAATTAGAATAATTAAAAAAAAATACACTTTTTACTTGACAAGAGAAAAAATCAATATTATAGTTAAACTGTCAGTTGTGAAAGTCTATGAAAGATTATAGTATTATTAATAAATTAAAAGATCAAAATATTATTAATGATCAGTTATTAATTTGTATTAATAAACTATCATTAGAAGATCTGATAGCAATCAAATTGGAATTATCTACCAATTTACTAAACAATAGATTATATGGTTTAGATATTTGGAATAAGATGGATTCTATAACTAAAGAAGCTCTACTAAAATTTTCTCTATCAGTTACAAAAACAAAAGCTGATGCCAGCAGATTTTTAGGAATTACACAACAAAATTTTAATAGAATTTGTAAAACATATAAGGTATTTGAAAATGAAATTAATTAGCTTACTCAGTTTATTGACATGCGGACCTGCTGAACTTGAAACACAAAAAACAGACACGCAGTCAAAAGCTGCTGAGGAAATTCCAACTGAGTTTGGTGTTATTGCTGCAGATGGTTGCTCGCAAGCTTCTGTTGGCTCGACAGCCTGCAATATTGTTCTTTATGACCAAAATAAAGAAGTCTGGCAATTAAAAAATCAAAAAGATAAAATAGTTGTGTTAGATTTTTCAGCGATGTGGTGTGGTCCATGCCAGCATGCTGGTAGTTTTACACAGACTATTCAAGATAGTTACTCAAATGTTGTAATGGCAACCATTATAATTGATGGTTATTATTCAGGAATAGAACCTACGGAAGAAGAAATTAATGGATGGGTTAGTAATCATGGTATTACTACGGCGCCAGTTTTATACGCCAGTAGAGAAATGATATTTGACTCCACAGGAATTGGATTAGATGGTTATATTATTACAGGATTTCCCACTTATGCATACATTGACACAGATGGCAAAATTCAATATATGCATACTGGTTTTAATGAATTGTATGTAAGAAATATTATTGAAGGATTGCAATAATGTGGAAAGTTTACAAATATGATGGGAATTATATTCAGGGTGATTTACTTAGTAAACATTCATCTGAAAATGCAGCTTTAAAAGCAGCTAAAAAAAGTATTGATTATACACATACCGAAAAGAAAAAAGTTAACAATGAAATTAGAATTTGGCTTGATAGTATTAATCATACACCGTTGGGTGTCATTATAAAAAATACTAGAGGATCTAATTAATATAGATAACGGGGGTGCCATGGTTTCGACAGGGTACTGAAGAAAAATAGTGCAAGCAGGTTAGATACGACCTTAACAGTTCAAAATAATTTAGTTGCAAATAACAACTTACACTTCCAACAGCGCTTAGCCGCTTAATGGGGAGGCTGATTAGAGCCTTCTATCCAATCTAATCAAAACAACAGACAAGTTGTAAAAATCAAAAAACTTATCGCAACAGGATGGTAAGCGATATTTTATAACCATCTACCTTTGTCAGTTTATGATTTAGAAATTGACTAAGCTTGTGAACGACTACAATTGGAAGTATTCTGGACGCGGGTTCGACTCCCGCCACCTCCACCATCTAAAGGAATACTATGAATATGTTTAACTGGTTGCAAAATTTTTATAGCAACGAAAAAAAAGAAAAAACAATCAATAGAATTGTAAAACCAATTGATTCAATTGAAGATGCACTTTGGGATATTAAAGAAGATTATGATCTTGAAACTGAAGAAATTGAAAAAACAGTTCTTGACAAAAGAAAAAATATAGAGTATATGTATAAATCTATAAAACAAAAAACTAATGGTGATTTATGAGTGAAGAAAAAAAAGCAACCGTGATGGTTTCTGGCGGTTTTGATCCAGTTCATGCCGGTCATATTAGAATGATTAGACATGCAGCACAATATGGTGATGTAATTGTTATCGCTAATTCTGATAATTGGTTATACAGAAAGAAAGGCTTTGTTTTCATGGAATGGGAACGCCGTGTTGAAATTTTAAATGCAATTAAAGGTGTAATTTTAGTTGACTCTGTTGATGATACCGATGGCACTGTTTGTGAAGCCATCGCCCGCCACAAGCCGACTTTCTTCGCTAATGGCGGTGATCGCGGAAAATCTAATACACCTGAACAATCTGTTTGTGAAGAGCTTGGTGTTCAACTTTTATGGGGTGTTGGGGGCGAAGAAAAAGTAGACAGTTCTTCTGAACTCGCTAAAAAAGCTAGAGATTTTAAGTCACCTGAAGCTCGTGGTAATGTAAAACATTCCGGTCGATGATTTAGCGCTGTAATTAAAATAATGGATAATGAAAAAACATTAAAACTTGATTCATCTTATCGACCCATAGAAGTGATAGATGCATTAGAAGCACTCGTACTTTGTTTAGTTGGTAAAGCACAAGCTGTAGAAAATTATAATAGTGTTATAAAATCAGTTAGTGAAAGTTTTAATCTTCCAGCAGTAATTGTTCTGAAACGAATTGTAAAATTCAGATATCACACAATTCCATGCCACAGAAAAAATATTATATGGCGTGATCAAAATCAATGTCAATACTGCGCTAAACACTTTTCGGCCGATAAACTAACTATTGACCATATTTTACCTCGTTCACGCGGCGGAAAAAACAAATGGGACAACTTAGTTGCAGCTTGCAAAAAATGTAATCAAAGAAAAGGCAGTAAAACACCTGAAGAGGCGAATATGCCACTTTTAAGAGAACCAAAAGCACCCAAGTCTGACATATTTAAAAATATCAGTAATTGCCAGATATCATCAAAATGGGATTATTATCTTTGGTAAGAATAACATAATTGATTGACAGTAACAATTAGATAGGTTATGATTACTATATTGCCCCTTAGCTCAGTTGGTTAGAGCAGCTGACTGTTAATCAGCGGGTCCGCGGTTCGAGTCCGCGAGGGGCAGCCACTTACCAAAGGAGAAAACATGTCTGTTGTAAAAAGACTACAATCACTAAACTTGCCTGAAGACGCAATGATTACACTTACTCGTGAAGAGGGTACGGATGTCTTCGTTCATAATGAAACAGAAGTAGAGGATGCAATCAATGAAACAAGCGTAATCTATGATTTTGCTTCACTTATTTCTAATACAAAACTTGATGCTCGTAATCGTTGGAATGGTAATATCATTCAACATCTTCGCGATAATGATTTTCTTGAAGAATATGAGCGAGGTAGTTTCGCTTTTGAAGATTTCTTGGCTGAAACATTAACTGAAAATTTTTACGATACTGAATTAATTGAATATTCAACTGAGAAGTACGATCATAAACGAGGCTTCACAACTCTAACTGCTCAGGTTGAAGTTCCGTTCAAAAATTTTGTTGAAATTGACCCATTTGTAACTGGTTGGACAGTTTCTGTTGAAACCAACAATGGCACATTAACGTTTGATGCTTGATAATTCTATTTATATTTGGAGGGCTTGATTATGGAAAAATGTGAATGTTGTGGTTGCACTGCACCATGTGGTTGTGATTGCTGCTGCAAATAAACCCCGCGCTGTTCTGCTCGCTTTATAAGCAGAAGGGGGCTGCCGACCCAAACGTAGGCAGAGGTTTTCGGTTATCCTAGTTCTAGACAAAAAACCGGCTCTTGGGGTGAAGCGCCACAGGCAGGTGCATCGGGTTGTTACCCCGACCGTTGTAGGTTCGAGTCCTACCGCCCCAGCCATTTTCTAGATACTAACATATTTACTATGTGGAAGAAGTAGCAGAGTTGATGATATTAGCAATGGTAATGTTCCTTGCTGCTTTTTTCTGTTTCAAAGTTTTATTGTTGCCTGAAACTACAATATCAACAATTGAAAAAATTAATGACATCGAAAACAAAATATACGACAAATGATAAAGTTTTAATTAGAGGTTTTGCTAAACCGGTCGTTAAAGTCATATTAAAAAAGAGATATGAGCCAACAAAAAATATGCTTGGTGTTGCTGGTTGGCATGCAAAAATAATTTATAAAAAAGATGTTTATAAGTTGATAAAATCTGGTGTACCATATAAGAAAGATGAGAAACCCATGGTTTGGGTTTTTGATTGGCAAATAATTAAAAAATTGCCCGCATAGCTCAACTGGTAGAGCAACGGTTTTGTAAACCGTAGGTTGGGGGTTCAAGTCCCTCTGCGGGCACCATTCATTATGACAACTAAAATTGATCACATAGGTCTTATTGTTGATGAGCCTCGACTTGCAGCTAAATGGTATCAGCTTAAGTTTAATGCAGAAATACTGTATTTAGATGATACTTGGGCATTTGTACAGCTAGAAAATGTAAAGATAGCTTTTGTTATTAAAGGTCAGCATCCTCAACACTTTGCAATCGAAGTAGATGAATTTGATGAAGATGATGTTTTAAAAGAACATAGAGATGGTTCAATATCAACTTACAAGAAAGATCCTTGGGGTAATATTTACGAATTAATAAAATACCCAGAAACTTCTTGACATTGATATAAGTTAATGTTAAGTTATCATTATTACTGGAGGGTAATATGAATCATTTGGGCTATGCTTGTATTAATATGGGCTTTTCTTCGTTGCCAAAGTCGCAACGCATCACAACTAACCGAAGTATGATTCGTCGCACTTTTGATGAGCGCGGTATTGAGTACGCATCAGAATTAGCTTTGCAAAATCTCAGAGATTTGCATACTATTCTTGAATGGAATTTGAAGAACGAAATTTACTTTTATCGACTTTCTTCGGATATTATTCCTTGGGCTTCTGAATATAGCCTCTCAGATATGCCTAATTTCGGTGCTATTCACGCTGCAGCACTTAGGGCGGGTAACTATGCCCGTGAGCATGGAATGCGCCTCACAGCGCATCCGGGTCCGTTTAATAAACTGGCATCTCCAAAAGAACGTGTGTTTCAACTTACTAAAACAGATTTATCAGTTCATGCTGAGTTGTTTGATCTTATGGGTTTACCTCGTACTCCATATGCCAAGCTTAATATTCATGTCGGTGCTGCTTATGGTGACAAGCCGTTTGCCCTTGATAATTTTTGTCGTAACTTTGAGCGTCTACCAGAAAATGTACGCTCACGGTTGACTGTTGAGAATGACGATAAAGAGTCGCTGTATTCAACACTGGAACTATACGAGGGTGTTTACAAGCGCATTGGCATTCCAATTGTGTTTGACTATCATCATCACATGCTGCACACCGGTGGACAAACTGAACAAGAAGCACTAGAGCTTGCACTTTCCACATGGGGAAATATTAAGCCTGTGGTTCACTATGCAGAGTCTCGTTCGGCCGAGCATAATAATCCTAAAATTAAACCACAAGCACACTCGGATCTAGTGTATAATACACTTAATGATTATGGTCATGAATTTGATATCATGATTGAAGCTAAGCACAAAGAATTAGCACTAATGAAATACCGTATTCTGTTAGAACAAAAAGGGGGGTGATAATGGAAATGTATCAAGTTTTTATAAATTGCGTGGTGGCGTTTATCGTTTTGGGATTTACGTTCTCACTTTATATATTGGACAATATGGATAACTAATGTCTGATAAAGTTTACTATGATGAAAGTTGTTATGTTTGTTCATTAGAAATCAACACTATCCGTGATAGGGCTGAAGCATGCGGTATCGAATTTATTGATATTAGTGCTGAAGACTTTGACGGCAACGTCGCAGACTTTGAAAAAGAAATGATTGGCTGGTTCGACCAAAAAGCCACAAAAGGACCAGAGACATTCAGGTTAATGTATGAGAAGATGGGATTTCATAAAGCAGTTTGCGTCTCTCGTCTCCCTATCGTGAAAAGCTTATTTGATGCCGGTTATTACATTTTTGCATATGGAATTAGACCACATTTGCCAAGGAGAAAAAAATGAAATTTATTAAAGATTTTCTATTCAATAGAGAAATTAAAAGTATTAATAAAAAAATTGCAAGGCTACAATCTCAAGCATTGGAACTACAACGCAATGGAAAACTTAGATTGTACGCGGAAGTCATGAGAGAAATTGATATAGCGTCAACTTTATTAGTTGAAAAACTTGATAGCCGCAAAGAACAGAATTATATTGAACCAGATAGTGATTTCGTTGATTACGATGGTATGGGAAATCAAGGTCGATTTCCAGCAGGTAAAAAATAATGGCAAGACAACAAGTTGATAGCACATATTTTGAGAAGTGGAATCCAAACGTAGATTATAGCAAACACCCTGAGCTTTATAGAATTGGACGAGGACAACAGGGTGTTCTTATCTGTGAGCCTTACAAGTCAAAGATTTGTGCTTACTGGCGATTTAAAACCGTTAGGGAAGCACAAGTATCAAGTCAAAACATCTTAGAAATGTTTTACACATACATTAATGATGGTGACTTTGTTGGTGCTGATATGGCGAAAAAGTTTTTACACATGGGTTTTACTCGTGCCCGTCGTTATGCAAACCATCGCGATGGTAGAAAATATAATGATGACGGTACGATTATTCCACAGGAGCCGGACGCTTTGACATGTGAAAAAGCACAATCAGCAAGAATCTTTTACTCTGCATGGAAAGAGGCTCGCGAAAACAAAAAATATCTTCAAATGAAATTAGAACATAAAAGTTTATATGGTTATTAAAAGGTATTAAATACTATTTAATTTTAGCGAGTCTAGTATGGCTAAAAAAAATTATGTGTTAGATACAAGCGTCTGCTTAACCGACGCTGACGTACTTTTTAAATTTGATAATCACGATATATTCTTACCATTAAAAGTTTTAGAAGAAATTGATGGACATAAAAAGCGCCAAGATTCTGTGGGTGCTAATGCAAGAAAAATCATACGAATTTTAGATGATTATCGTTCAAAAGGCAGTTTAGAAAAAGGTATTCGTATTGATAAAGGTAAAGGTATTTTAAAAGTAGTATCGTTTACTGATTTAAAACAAGTCATCTTTCCACCTGATTTAGACTTACGACACCCTGATCATGTAATTATTGCAACTGCTAAAACCATTCAAGCAAATAAAGATAATCGTAAAACTATTGTGGTTTCTCGCGATATTAACATGCGAGTTATTTGTGATTCAGTTGGGATTACAGCCGAAGATTATGTTTCTGAAAAAGCAGTTACATCGTCAGACGATCTTTACAATGGCTTTGTTGTTGCTAACTTTGATGATGAGGTAATTGATAGATTTTATTCTGGAGAAGAGATATATCCACAAAGTCTTAGCGAGGAAATGTCTGGAATTATTTATCCAAATCAATATGTCATGATGGTTAGTAACGCCAATGAAAAAAAATCTGCATTAGCTAGATTTAAATCAGAACATGAACCACTGTCGAAAATAGTTCACAAAACATTGCCTGATTGGAAAATTGAATCTAGAAATAAAGAGCAGGCTTTTGCTATCGACATGCTCATGGATCCAAAAATTAAAATTATTTCTCTTGTTGGGAGAGCAGGCTCAGGCAAAACTCTTTTAGCCATTGCGGCCGGATTACAACAGACAATAGGTCTAAGACAAGATGAAAATAATTACTCTAGACTTATTGTTTCGCGCCCTGTACAACCACTTGGGAAAGATATAGGTTACTTACCCGGAACTATGGAAGAAAAAATGCTACCATGGTTGATGCCCATACAAGATAATTTAAAGTTTCTTATGGGTGATCGTACATCACTTGAAATGTATATGGAAAAAGGTAAAATTGAAATAGAGGCACTTACATATATTCGTGGGCGTTCCATATCCAACGCTTTCATTGTAATTGATGAAGCTCAAAATTTAACAAAACATGAAATTAAGACTATTATTACTCGTATTGGTGAAGGTACAAAAATAGTTTTGACTGGAGATGTTGAACAGATTGATAATGTGTATGTTAATGAAACATCTAACGGATTAGCACATGCTGTTGAAAGTTTCAAAAGTTATCATATTTCAGGACACATGACATTCCGAAAGGGTGAGCGATCTGAACTTGCTACTCTAGCATCAAAAGTTTTGTAAACAAAAAATCAATAATTTATTATAATATTATAGGAAGGTTATTATGAATGAAGAAAAAGTTATTACTGAAAAAGAATACAATCGCGAAGACTTGTTGAGTGTAGTTGTGCAACAAGACTCAGAGCTTAAAGAACATCTTGTGAAATACGTTGGTGAAAAGTTTGATCGAGAGGAAGTAACTGTACATATGATTGCAGAAATTATGGCGCATGAATTTCCTGAGTTTATGGTTTCAGTAGCAGAGGAAAACTTTTTACGTGGATATAAATTAGGACTAGACGATGGAACAGAACTCCTTAATAAGCAGAATGAAGGAAGCCACTCAGAAGAGTAACGTAGATTTTTATACTCCAAATGGCTTACATGTTTATTTTAAAGATGAATTATTAAATGATGATTTAAATGTTGAAAAAGTAATTTCTAAATTTGAATCTCTTTTACCAAAAGATTTTTCGTCACTTATCGAAATGATTATAGTTGGACAGTTTGAGGAATTTGAAGAACGTTCAATTAACGCTTTTTATGACTCTGGTACGATTTATGTATCAAATATTCAAGACGATTTTAATGATTTGTTAGACGATATTATCCATGAAACCGCGCATGCTGTTGAGGAGCAGTATGGATATGAAATTTACGGCGATAGAAAAATACATGATGAGTTTCTACAAAAAAGAATGTTCTTGCACGATTTACTTTGGAATATGGACTATCGAGCCCCTCGTTCATTTTTTAAAGATGTAGAATTTAATCAAGAATTTGATGATTTTCTTTTTAAAAAAGTGGGATATGATAATTTTAGAAAAGCATCATCTGGAGTATTTTTAACTCCATATGCAGCTACATCACTACGTGAATATTTTGCTACCGCATTTACAGAGTATTACATGGACTCAAATCACAAGTTTTTATCTAAGGTAGCAAAAGCCCCATTTGAAAAAATAATTTCAATTAGCGAACAAAATGAGGTTGACAATTATTACTAGACCTGTTACATTAAATTAAAAAGGTATTATTATGTCTCATATTTCTTACTCCGAACTTAAAGATTGGAGTTTTTGTGCTTTTTACCACAAGCTCACTCGCATTGATGGCATTGATGGCTTTACCGGTAATGAATATACAGCATTCGGTTCTGCTATTCACTCTGTATGTGAGAAAAAATTACTCAATGAAGAAATTGAAGAGGACTTTTTTGTAAAAGAACTTAAAAAGAACATTGCAGAACTTGAAGATGATGTAGACAACAAGCTTGTTCATCAAATGATGAAGCAAGGTGGAAATATTATTCCAGAAATTGACGATGCACTTTCTGAATACTTTGAAGAGTTTGAGGTCTTAGCTGTTGAAATGCCACTGTATGAGCCAATTGAAGGTGAGGATAAATTATTTAAAGGATACATCGATGCTGTGGTAGCCACCCCTGATGGCAAGGTTCATATTTTTGATTGGAAGACCTGCTCTTGGGGTTGGGACTCACGTAAGAAAAGTGACAAAATGGTGACATATCAATTAACTTTGTACAAACACTTCTTTTGTCAAAAAATGGACATTGATCCAAAAGACGTAGAAACTCACTTTGCACTACTTAAACGTACAGCTAAGAAAAACAATGTAGAATTTTTTAGAGTTACAAGCGGACCTAAAAAAACAGAGAATGCTCTTAAACTTTTAAACACCGCGCTGTACAATATTAAAAATCAACGATACATCAAAAACAGGTTATCCTGTACTGGTGGATATGGTTGTAAGTTTTATAAGACAGAACACTGTCCTTGAGGAATAAATGAAAAAACATAAAATTTTAGTTTTGTCTGATCATCCTCTCTCACCTTCCGGTGTGGGTACACAGACAAAATATATGATTGAAGCACTTTTAAAAACCGGAAGATATAAATTTGTTTGCTTAGGTGGAGCAATAAAGCATGCTGACTACACACCACAAAAAGTAGAACCATGGGGTGATGATTTTGTTGTTATACCAGTTGACAATTACGGAAATGATGAAACTATTAGATCAGTTCTGAGAAAAGAGAAGCCAGATGTGCTTTGGTTTATGACAGACCCAAGATTTTATGAATGGCTTTGGCAAATGGAAGACGAAGTCAGAGCTTTGGTCCCTATGGTTTATTATCATGTTTGGGACAATTTCCCAGTACCAATGTATAATAAACAATTTTATGATTCAACTGACTATGTTGTGTCGATATCAAAGGTTACAGAAAAAATTGTTAGCACTGCGTCACCAGATTCGTTTGCTGCACACATACCGCATGCTGTTAATCCTACATTTTTTAAGAGATATACAGACGCAGAAAACTTACAAAAAGTAAGAAACATTAGGTCTAATCTAATAAATTCTAGTAATGTTTACAATAATCCAAGAAAAAAGGTGTTCTTTTGGAATAATAGAAACGCAAGACGTAAACAGTCTGGAACTCTTATATGGTGGTTCAAAGAATGGCTTGATAAGGTTGGTCACGACAAAGCAATGCTATTGATGCACACTGATGCTCAAGACCCACATGGACAAGACTTACCTCATATTTTACAACATTTGGGTCTTAATCAAGGTCAAATATTGCTTTCGACTACAAAAGTTGGTGCTCAAGAACTTTCAGTGATGTATAATGCTGCTGATTATACAATTAATATCTCTGATGCTGAAGGCTTTGGTTTATCGACACTTGAATCAATGTCGTGTGGAACTCCAATTATTGTGAACATGACAGGTGGTCTACAAGATCAGGTTACTGACGGTTCAAATTGGTTTGGCTGGGGAATTAAGCCTACTTCAAAGACTATTATTGGCTCACTACAGGTGCCCTACATCTACGAAGATAGAATTTCTCAAAAAGATTTTGAAGCAACATTAAACAAAGCATTAAAACTAAGCAAGAAAAAGTATTTAGAATTATCTGATAAATGCGTTCAACACGTAAAAGATAACTTTAATTTTGAAACTTTTGAAAAATCTTGGATTGAATTTTTTGACAGAGTTATTGAAGAATCTGGTTCTTGGGAAACAAGAAAAAATTATGACAGATGGCACTTGATGGAGGTAGCATGAAAAAAAGCGTATTATTAGTTGGACCACTTCTTACGAGAAGCGGCTATGGAGAACAAGCACGTTTTGCTCTTAGATCTTTGAGAAGTAGAGAGGATTTGTTCGATATTTATATTCGGCCGATAACTTGGGGTCACACATCATGGATGACTGAGGATAACGAAGAGCGCCGATGGATTGATGAAACAATTGAAAAAACAATTGCTTACATGCAACAAGGTGGTCAATTCGATATGTCTTTACAGGTTACTATACCAAATGAGTTTCAAGTAATTGCTAGGGAAAATGTTGGTTATACAGCAGGTATTGAAACCACCCACTGTGCTGCACTGTGGATTGAAAAATGTAATGGAATGAATCGTAATATTGTAGTCTCTAACCATTCAAGAGAGATTATGGATTCTACTGCTTTTGAAGTTCAAAACAATCAAACAGGAGAAGTTACAGGTACTTTAAGAAATCAGAGAGATTTATTTACTGTGAATTATCCAGTTAAGACTTTTGAGGAATTACCAGAGCTAGAATTAAATTTGAAACACGATTTTAACTTCCTTGTAGTTGCACAATTTGGACCTCGTAAAAATTTGGAAAATACAATCAACTGGTTTTTAAATGAATTTAAAGATGAAGAGGTTGGTATGATTGTTAAAACAAACGTTGCAAAAAATTGTCTAATTGATAGAGAAACATGCATGAATAATATTAGACAAATTATTAATTCTGCAAATGTTCCAGAACGCAAGTGCTCTGTTCACTTACTGCATGGTCATATGACTGAAGAGGAAATGCACAGTTTATACTTACATGATAAAGTTAGTGCATTTGTAGCCTTACCTCACGGTGAAGGCTTTGGATTGCCTATTTTTGAGGCGTCTTACAGTGGTTTGCCGGTTGTATCAGTTGGCTGGTCTGGACAAAAAGACTTCCTTTATGATGAAGATGGTAAAGCACACTTCTATGAAGTCTCATATGACATGGTTCAAGTCCCCCCAGAAGCTGTCTGGAAGGATGTTATTGAACAAACAGCAGGATGGTGTGCCGCAAGAGAACAATCGGCTAGAGAGCAAATGAGAACATGTTACGAAGATATTATAAACAAGAACGAAGATAGTATTGCACATGGTGCTTGTGATAGATCATCACAATTAAGAGAACAATTTTCTGAAGAAAAAATGCACGAAATGTTTGTGAAGTCTTTTACTGGTGAAATCAAAACAGAAGCCATCAAGGAAGAAGTCGATGAGCTTTTGGCGGACTTAATGTAACCGTGGAAAAAGAAATAAAATACATATTTCTTGCAGATGCTTTCTCAGAACACTTTCAAGGTGGAGCAGAGTTTACTACATCAGCACTATTTGATGGTGGTATTGAACACATTATTGAAAAAACTGGTGGTAAAGATTTTGTTCTGGGTAAACTAATTTCTGAAGAATTAAGCCTTAACGTATTAGAAAAATATAAAAATGTGCATTTCATAGTTGGTAATTTTCATTATCTTAAAGACGAGCATAAAATATTTTTCTGCAAGAATATATCTTATTCAATATTAGAATATGATTATAAACTATGTGATTATCGGTCACCACAAATACACAAGCTTGCAGAAGGCAAAGACTGTGATTGTGCTGAAAGAGTCAGTGGAAAATTAAATGCCGCTTTTTATAGCTACGCTAAAAATGTCTGGTTTATGAGTGATGCGCAGCGACAGTACTTTTTAGAAAATATTAAGACACTTAAAGAAGAAAATTGTAGAGTGTTAAGTTCTGTATTTGATAGGCGCGACTTAGACTTTATTGAATCTATAAAAGATAACAAAAAAGACGAAAAATATTTAATTTTAGGTTCTGATTTTCCAATTAAAAACACACAAGGTTGTGTAAAATACGCTAAAGAGAATAATTTAGAGTATGAAATAATTAAAGGCTTGCCTTATCATGAATTATTAATTAAACTCTCAACATCTAAAGGTTTGATTTTTCAACCACTTGGATTTGATACATGCCCAAGGCTTGTGATTGAAGCAAAAATTTTAGGTTGCGATCTTATTTTAAGTGATTATGTTCAACATCAGAATGAGGAATGGTTTGCTACTAAAGAGTCAACAGTTGAACATATGCGCTCAAGAGTAAAAGCATTTTGGAGTCATTATGAGTAAAAAAACTATTGTTGTTATGGGAAACGGTCCATCGCTTAAAGATGTTGATTTTGAAATGCTTAGGGGTTTTGATACCTTTGGGCTTAACTCAGCTTATAGAGCTTACGAAAGAATGGATTGGTGGCCGAAATATCACGGCTGTTATGATTTTAGAGTTACCCTTAATCATAGGGAGAGTTTTGAAAATTTAATTGACAATACACCAATTGAAAAATGTTTTTATGTAAAAGATATTAGTGATTCAGAAGGGTTTCAGTATGTGAATCTACAGCCATTTGGTAGTATGAATAAATGGAATAATAACACTGATGATTTTGTCGAGTTCAATGATAATGGAAACTCTGGAGCTAATGCTTGCTCTACCGCTGTTTGTTTAGGATATGAAAGAATTATCCTCTTAGGTGTTGATTGCAATTATGTTGAATTTGTAGATGGTTGTGTTCGTGATGGACCCGGCTTAAAAATGGAAAAAACACCCGATGAAAATCCAAATTACTGGTTTGCTGATTACCAGCAAGAAGGTGACGAATATAATGTGCCTAGAGGTTTAGATTTGCACCTGCCCACTTGGAACTATTTTGCTTATCGTGCAATTTGGAATAATATTGAGGTTGTTAATTGTAGTCCAGTATCAAATTTGAACTGCTTTAAAAAAATGAGTTTGGAAGAGGCACTAGCTTTATAATGTTTGATAAGATTTATTCTAATGTTGAGAAGAATAAGCTTTTGCATATTGTGTGTAGACCTGCAGAACTTAAAGATGTGAGAAATGATATCGTAGAAGAAGAAGAATATCTGCAACTTGCTATATTAAACTTTAATAAAGGTAAGACTTTTAAGCCTCATAAACATATTTATAAGCCAGTTCCTAGTCAAGCAATAGCTCAAGAATCGTGGGTTGTGATGACTGGAAAAGTTGAGGCTATATTCTACGATTTAGATGATACTATTGTTGAAACAAGGATTTTAGAGGCTGGTGACCTATCAATTACTTTATTTGGTGGACACAATTATAGAATTTTAGAAGATAACACTTTAGTTCTTGAGTACAAAACTGGACCTTATTACGGACAATCAGCAGATAAAGATTTTATAGGAGAGTAAAGTGGCTTGGGATAACTGGCTTAACGAAAAAAGGTTTACGTTATTTCGTAGTGCTATTATACAAGAGCAGTTTATACAATGTATTATAGACCACACAAAAAAAGGTGGTAGTATACTGGAAGCTGGTTTTGGATTTGGCACAACAACAGAACTGTTAAGAGATTTAGACTTTAATATAACCGGCTTTGATCTTGAAGAAATAGCAGTCAAACAAACCGGAGACAGATATCCGCACTTAAAAAACAGTCTTTATGTTGGAGATATACTTAAACGCCAAACATACACTAAATTTTACGATACAATTATACACCAAGGAGTACTAGAACATTTTTGTGATTCTGAGATTCTTGATATTTTATTGATACAAGCTGAGAAGTGTAAAAAAATAATATTTGATGTTCCAAATTGCTTAAGAGAATGCACTGATGACGAGGGTGACGGCACCAGATTTGAAACACCAGAGTTTTGGGAGTCCATGATATCTAAAGCTGGTCTTGAATTTAAAAGATATGGCAGGACTTATGATTATGGAAATGATTTACTGCCGAAAGAACTTTTAAAATATGATTCTGATTTAATGAAAAGAGTTGGTAGATCGAGCATGTTTGTAGTTGAGGGATTAATTAAATGAAACTTAATCTAGGTTGCGGCCGCACCGATATATCCGGCTTTATTAATGTAGATATTAATAAAGATCCACATGTTCATATATCTACAGATGTTACAAACTTAAACATGTTTACTGATGAATGTGTTGATTTAATTTATGCTAGTGCATTGTTTCAATATTTTGATTTTCAGCAAGGCGTTCAGGCATTAACTGAATGGTATCGTATTTTAAAAACTGGAGGAGTTCTTAGAATTTCAACTGTTGATTTTGATAAGCTTTTAGAAGTGTACAATAAATATGATAAAAATATTGACAAAATCATTGGACCAATGTATGGTAGAATTTATGTAAATAATGATGATCTTGGCACTGATAAAGTTTACCATACTTCTGTTTACACGCAAACAAAGCTCTTAGGTGTTTTAAAAGAGGTAGGTTTTCAAACAATTGAACCATACGATTGGAAAAATTCAATACATGCAGAATATGATGATCAAAGTCAATCATACTATCCTCACATGGATAAAGAAAACGGAATACATATTATGCAAAATTGGGAGGCAACCAAGTGAGTTTTGACGATATAAAAACATTTGAACAGCAAATTGCAGACTTTTTTGGCTCTCCATATGCTGTAGCTGTGGATTGTTGCACACACGGAATAGAATTGTGCCTGAGAGAACAAAATATTTCAATGTTTACAGTGCCGAAAAGAACGTATATCTCAGTTCCATTTTTAGCACATAAGCTTAATATTGCTTTTAATTGGCGTAATGAGGACTGGAAAGATTATTATTATCTGGGCGGTACAAATATCATTGATGCTGCTGTATTATGGAAAGAGAACTCTTACATATCAGGAACGTTCATGTGCCTGAGCTTTCAATATAGAAAGCATTTAAGTCTTGGTCGTGGTGGCATGATATTGACTGACAATAAATCTGCAGCAGATAGACTTAAAAAGATGAGCTACGATGGTAGAAGCCCTGATATACCATGGAGAGAACAAAATATAAAAACATTTGGTTATCATTATTACATGACCCCCGAAACTGCTGCACTTGGTATTAAAAAGCTTCCTGAAGCTATTAGTACACCACCTAAGCAGTGGACAGTTGAAGACTGGCCAGATTTATCAAAAATGGAGATTTTTAAATGAGCAAGAAAACAGCGTTAATCACAGGTATTGGCGGTCAAGACGGCAGCTATTTATCAGAATATTTGCTTTCTTTAGGTTATGATGTTTATGGTATGTTCCGCAGACACTCAGTTGCTGAGAATCAAAACTACCGACTGCATGGCTTAAATAAAGAAGTAAAGGGTTTTTACGGAGATATGCTGGATTATCCTTCAATTGCTAGAATTGTTAAAGAGGTACAGCCCGATGAGATTTATAATTTAGCTGCTATGAGCCATGTTCGTATTAGCTTTGATATGCCATCGTTTACAATTAAAACTAATGCACTTGGAGTTTTGCATTTGCTTGAAGTTTACAGAACAGAGTGCCCTGAAGCAAAGTTTTATCAAGCATCATCATCAGAGATGTTTGGTAATTCTGTTGATGACGATGGAGTCCAAAGATTAACAACACCAATGAACCCAGTTAGTCCTTACGGCTGTGCCAAAGTTATGGGATATAATTTAGTCAGGCACTACCGCAATGCTTACGGCTTGCATGCTTGCAACGGTATTCTTTTTAATCACGAATCACCCCGCCGTGGCTCTAACTTCGTAACCAATAAAGTTGTAAAAGGCGCTGTGTCAATCAAGTATGGTCTGATGGATAAGCTAGAGTTAGGAAATATGGACTCATATCGCGACTGGGGACATTCTAAAGACTATGTTAGAGCTATGCACTCAATTATCAATCACGACACTCCAGACGAGTTTATAGTGGCTACAGGAGAGACGCATTCAGTTAGAGATCTTTGTAGGGTAGTGTTTGACAAACTTGATATGAATTATGAAGATTATATTGTTCAAAATCCAAAATATATGCGACCCGAAGAACTTAAATACTTAAAGGGTGATCCCTCTAAAGCAAGAGAATTACTTGGATGGGAACCTGAATATACTTTTGAAAGTATGCTTGAAGAAATGATTGACCGGTGGTCAAGAGAATTAAAATGAACAAAAGATTCTGCGTCTTACAAGTAACTCCAAAGGATCCCAATCCAGAGCACGTAAAGCTTTTTCACAATAGAGAACACTCAGATTTTTACTTTGTTACGTTTGATGAAGAAAACCCTGATGCTATTAAATTTTGTCCTAATACTATTTGGTCACAAACTAGAAATACTTTAGCTGAACTGGTGCCAAAAAAGTACGATTATTATTTTTTTATGGATTATGATATGGGTCTCGAACCACAAGGTGAATTAGACGCATATGAACAAACTTTAAAAGATCTTGAATCTAATCCTGCTGTTTTAACTTTTTATCCCGGCCGCGGCATTGATAATCCAATCGCACAAGATTTAAATTTTTTGAGAAGCAGAGATTATTCTTGCATACCGTTTACTCACAATGGTATCAAGATTGTACACAAAAGCCTACTACAGTGGTTCTTCCCGATGTTTATTAAGCATCGAACTGATACCGATGCTTGTCATATGTTTAACATTCAAGAAATACCATTTTTAAGAAATGTTGTTTGCAGTCATAAAATTGTTCATCATAATAATCCAACTGATAGTAAAGACACTCAAACATATAATAGTGAGGGTGGATATACAAAATATCAGATGGACGAAATGTGGAAATCAATTTTACCAGCATTCAAAAAGAAAAAATTATTAAACATTGATGAGAATATTAGTGTTGATGTAAATTACGATTCATTAAAAGTCAAGAATTTTTTTGTTAGTTTGTTTGAAAAAAATAGTTTCGATATCATAAAAAATCCAGATGATGTTGACTACTTTGACTTAGATAAGATTTCTAAATTTTTTGATTTAAATGATGAGAGGTTTGTAAATGTACATTTATCACTTGAAGAAAAGCAAACAAACTTTTCAGATGAGTCAAATAAAATAATTGATGAAGAACTTAGAGGTTTACAATTTGAAGATTTTGTAACTCCTTTAGATCCTTGGCCAGAGATTGCCAATAAAATTAACAGCAGAATTGAAGGAAGAAAGATTACATACAATGAGTGTCTTGAATATTATCAAAAATTAAGTGATAATAAATCTTTATTTCACACTAATTCCATATTAGATCCTTCACTTGAGGAATATCTGAAAGATAAAACTGTTGCTCTAGTTGGTCCTGCACCTTATTTAGCAAACCACACACACGGTGCTGAAATCGATTCATGTGATGTTGTTGTTAGAATTCAACACAACATTTACAATACTGAATCATATGGCTCACGCTCAGATATAATACAAAGTTGTTTGAATCCAAATTATGGCATGCCGTTAGTTGAGCATATTAAGGCAAGTGATTTATCAGACAGACCAAAGTTTATTATATGTAATGACACAGCCGCTGCACAAAAAAGACATGAGCAACCAATAGGCGGTCTAGAATGGCAAGCCGGTTGGTATTTTAATGATGATATATTTGAGCCAATTTTCAAAGAATTACAGATTCCATTTGTTAATTTAAAAAGAAATGATGGTAAATGGGAGCGCTGGGCGCTTTATTGGCAAGTTTATGCTAAATCTCATGTTGAAAGATTTGGAAAAGGGAGTTATACTACATTTACTGCTAATTTTAATTCAGGGTACGGTGCGATTAATATGCTTTTATCTTATCCGGTCAAACAATTAAAAGTCTTTGGTCTCGATTTTTACAATATTGGAAAGCCGCAGCAAAACAAAGAAAAATATAATCAATCTTATATTAACACTTATGGCGAAGAAGGTCGTAATTATGGTCCAGACAAACTGCTTCATGATCAACTGTCACAGCTTATGCATTTAAAAAACGTTTTGTTGAAAGATGATAGACTTATTTTTGATGAGCATGTAAATAACTTACTGAACGATGAAAATTTAGACAGTAGAATTGAAAGATTTAAAACTCTTCCAAAACTTAAAAGAGATACAAGATAATGGGAATAAAAACAAATTCAGACAGCGACTTAGTTAGCGTGTTAAAAAATGATGGTGTTCCAAAATCGGAACTGGTTAAGTATGAGAACTGCTCAACTGTAAACTTACAAGAATTACGTGATGATTTAGGAATGGGCTCTTGGGCTGCAAGAATTGCTTATAACGAACTTTTTGGTGGTGTTGTAATTCAACAACAACCGGGTGAGGGTAATCGGAAACATTTCCACCCAGATGCAGATGAAAACTGGGTAATCCTTGACGGCGAATGGGAATGGTGGATTGAAGGTATCGGAACACAACGTGTGAAACAACATGATATTATTGTAGTTCCAAAAAATACATGGCATCACATTAAATGCGTTGGTGATGGTCCCGGTGTTAGATATGCAATTACAAGACCAGATGTGAATCATGTATACGAAGACGAATGATATAGCGTTTAATTTTAATAACAAAGTAGTTTTAGTATTTGGTGGCAGCAAAGGTATTGGAAAAGAAGTATGCCGACAGTTTGCTGAAACTGGTGCTGTCGTGTATAACGCCTCTCGTACTCCATCAAACTTAGATTCAGTCACAGACCTTAAGTGTGATTTGCTTAAAATAGAAGACATAGAAAACATTTTTTCTAATTTTGATCGTGTAGATTTTGTTATCAATGTTGCTGGAACAAATCTTTGCGAACCGATAGAATATATCGATGTTGCAGAGTGGGATCGAGTAATGAATATTAATCTTAGATCATTTTTTGCAATTTGTCGCCAAGCGGTTATGTTAATGAAAAAACAAAACTATGGTAGAATAGTAAATGTGTCTTCTATTGCTGGAAGAAACAAGAGTATTGTTAGTGGTGTACACTATACTTCTAGTAAATATGGAATTATCGGATTGACTAAACAACTTGCAAACGAAGTATCAATGAACAACATACTGGTTAACTGTGTGTGTCCAAGTCAAACTATGACTGAAATGCTAGAAGAGTCAATGTCAAAACAGGCAATTGCCCAATTGGAACAAAAAATACCAATCAAAAGAATTGCAACTCCTGCAGAACAAGCGGCTCCTATTTTATTTTTGTGTTCAAGCGCTGCTTCATATATTACTGGTACAGCAATTGATGTGAACGGGGGACAACTGTAATGAGTAGAGATATTGACATTAATGTTTTAATCGCTGTTAGAGGCGGCTCCAAGCGCGTTCCACGTAAGAATATTAGACCTTTTGGGGGCACTAATATGTTGACGTTAAAAATACAACAGGCGCTAAAATTACGCGATGTTAACAAAGTAGTGGTCACATCTGACGATGATCATATGCTGGAGATTGCTAATGATCTTGGTGCTTATCCGATGCGTAGAGACCCTTTTTATGCTAGTGATACGGTGCCCATGGGTGATGTGTATGTTCATCTTGCTTCTAGCTTGGATTGTAAAGATATTTTATGGACTCCCGTAACAAGCCCGCTGGTTACTGATGAGACTTTACAAGAATGCATAGACATTTATAAACGTGAAACAGACTATGATTGTGTAGTTACCACAAACGTAATCAAAGAGTACATGTGGCTGGATGGTAAAGCAATTAATTATGATCCTAAGAATCACCCAAGGTCACAGGACTTACCAGATATTTACGCTCTTAATTTTGCCGCCAACATACTGCCTAGAGAGGTTATGATTAAGAATAAGAACATTCTGGGCGATAAGTTTTATCCATATATGTTGGACGAAATAGAAGCTGTAGACGTTGATACAGAATACGAGTTTATGTTAGCAGAAATTTTATACGAAAAAATGAGAAAAAAATGAAAAATTTAAAAATTTTTATAGCCACATACAAAAGAAGCGATGTGTTAAACGAAACATTAGATAGACTTTTTAATAAAACTGACTTTATTTCTATTCCTAATACTGAAGTTAATATAATAAATAATCATTCCGAGTTTGAATTAAGCCCTGAGTTTGTTGATAAAGTAAATGTAATACATAATAATACTAGACCCGATTGGGATACAGGTAATTTAGCACGCAACTGGAATGAAGCACTGCTGCACGGTTTTAAAGATTTAAAAAATCCAGATGCTAAGATTGTGGTTACAATGCAAAATGATATTGTTCTTAGTCCTAACTGGGCTACTAACTTGCTTAAGATGCACCAAAAATATACATTTGTCACCGGTCAACTTGGTGATAACATCGTTAGCTACACGGCCGAAGCAGTTAGAAAAATTGGCATGTGGGATGAAAGATTTCTGACACCCGCAAATAAAGAAGCTGATTATTATATTCGTGCGTTGATTTATAACAAAGAGCACTCGTTAATTAACGACAGAGTTCACGGACGCTTGCTTAATGCACACGATGCTCTTGAGCTTGATACTAGTGAGTACCGTGGCGGTGAAGAAGATTGGAAGCAGGAGAAAACAAATGATATTAGCCATGAGGGGTGGTATCACACGTCACAAATATTTTATTGGAAATGGAAAGATACTTGGAAACAACAACCAAGCTATTACGGGTGGCTTACAAGGTGGTCAAAAGACTTTGTAGAAAATCCTCCTAGCCCTCCAAAAGTGCCAAGCTTTGTTCAATATTACTATTTTGAAAAAGATATAGAGTTAGCAGATAAGAATTATGTTGGTTGGCGCAAGGGTGATTTGTGGATAGGTACCGATACAGCGCACGATATCGATAAGCACCCTTTTAAACAAGGGGAGAAGTTTAGAGATGGTTAAACTAATTGTATTTGATTTAGATGGTGTTCTCGTAGACGCTAGAGAACTTCATTATCAGGCTTTAAACATGGCTCTTGGTGATATTGATAGGTGTTATATTATTGATAGAGCAGAGCATCTTTCAACGTATGATGGTTTATCGACCACAAAAAAATTACAAATACTTACTGAAAGAAAAGGGTTACCGGAAGAATTTCATACTCCTATCTGGAAAGCTAAACAACAAAAAACAATTGAGATCATTAATAACTTTGATCATGATCATAGAATTATCAAGATTTTGAGGAAACTTAAACTTGAGGGATATACGATTGCATGTGCAACAAATTCCATTAGAGACACTGCTAAGTTACAGTTAATAAGGAGAGGCTTTTTTGAGCATATAGATTTTCTTTATTCTAATCAAGATGTTACAAAGCCAAAGCCAAGTGCTGAAATTTATATGAGATGCATGCTGAGAGCAAATGTTGACCCTCATGAGACTGTGGTTGTGGAAGACTCTCATCACGGACGTAAGGCTGCAATCAACAGTGGCGCTCACCTTTGTGCTGTAAAAAATAGCAGTGATGTTACATATGAAAAAATTAAAGAAACGATTGATAAAGTGGATAAAAAAGAAAACGTAAGACCTAAATGGCAAGGAGGCAAAATGAACGTTCTTATACCCATGGCTGGAGCCGGCTCCCGCTTTCAACAGGCGGGATATACCTTTCCTAAGCCACTAATTGAGGTTAACGGCAAGCCTATGATTCAGCTTGTCGTAGAAAATTTGAATATTGATGCCCGTCATATTTTTGTGGTACAGAAAGAACATTACGAAAAATATAATTTAAAACATCTTCTCAGTTTAATTTCACCCGGTTGTGAGATCGTGCAGGTCGATGGAATGACAGAAGGTGCTGCATGCACTACGCTGTTAGCTAAAGAGTTTATTAATAATGATGAGCCGCTTATTTTTGCAAACTCAGATCAGTTTTTAGATTGGGACAGTAATGAGTTTATGTATTCTATGGAGGCAGACGAAGTTGATGGTGGTATGCTTACCTTTACAGCTACACACCCTAAATGGAGTTTTGCCAAGCTTGATGAACAAGGATTTGTATCTGAAGTTGCTGAGAAGAAACCAATCAGTGACATAGCAACTGCCGGCATTTATTACTGGAAGCATGGCTCCGACTATGTTAAGTACGCTGAACAAATGATTGAAAATAATGTAAGATTTAACAATGAGTTTTATGTTTGTCCAGTGTTCAACGAAGCATTAAGAGACAACAAAAAAATTAAAACATTTCACTTTGA